ATATCAATATTGAAATCACCGTCACTTGGAGTTACTATCTCAAGTCCTGCAGCCCAAACCATTGTTTTAGCAGGTACGTCGATTACCTCAAGTACGTCAGAAGCTGCTAATGCTGAACCTTTAGTGGTTGTTGCAGTAGCAAGATTAACGTCAACTTCTACTTTGTATGGCTCCTTGCGGATAGCACGACTTGGGTGCGTACCTGCATTGATACCATTTGATACGTCAACTGTAGCCATTTTCTATCCTCCTATTAAGCCACGTTATATTTAGCTGTGACAAGTGCCTCAGGTCTTAAAATCTTACGACCATAGAGGTGCATACCACGCACGATGTCAGCAAAGCTGTCTGGATCACGATAGCTTTCTGTTTTGCTTACTTGTTGAGCAGTAGCTACTGCAGATCCATGTCCTCCAACAATTACACCAAAGTCAGTGTTTTGGTTAGCCTTACCACCTGTAGCAGGGCCACCTCCTACTGTAGGTAAGTTGTTAGAACTATAAACTTTGAATCCATGCAGATTATTTATAACTAAGCCGTTTTGTAAGCCAGAGCCACCATAATCTGAATTTACTAGTCTACTGTCTTCATCTCTAAGTAGCTCTAGGAATACAGAATCAACAACTAACCAACGATCTGCTTTATCTACAAACTGTTGATCTAATAGTCTACCCATACGAGAAATAACTTGTAATGGAGATACAACATCATTAGGTAACGATGTAGCTCCAGGTAAACGTGTTGCTAATGGAATAGAGTGATCTCCTGCTGAACCTGTAGTAATTTGAGAAAAACTACCTTTATTTAAAACCATAGAACTTAGAAGTTCGTTAGAACCTGCAGATGATACTGCATTAGTTCCAGGTGATGTAGTTCTCAAACTATCAGCATTACCATGCTTTACTGATTGCTCAAAGCCACAAAGATACCCAAGAACGTCCTGATCATACTGATCTCTCAAACGATAAGCAGCACGATCTGAAGCCAAAGACATGAAGTTTACATGGCTATGAGCAGCCTCGATGTCATCAATCTTAAAGGCATAGTAGTTAGCCTGATCAACAACAAGTGTAAAATCCTCATCGTCTAAGTCTTGAGCAGTAATCTGAGTTCCTCTAGCATATGCCTGAACAGAAACTTCTGGCTCTTTGATTATTTTTACTGAATCACCCATGTTTGCAATCTCACCAAAGTAATCACTATTGGTGATATCTTCAACAACAGATGACTTACGGAAAGCAAGTTGTACCTGCTTTGAGTAAATAATAGGGCTAAAATTACCGTTAGGTAGATTTTGATACCCCGTTGCCTTAGGGAAAGCCATCTTAAATCTCCTTAAAAAAGTGTATAAGCAATTGAACGCATAACTTACACAATTCTTTTTGGGGCTGTCTTTTATTGGTGCATACTACTTAGCTAGGTAGTATGGGCAATTAAGTCTCAGGTAATCCTTAAATTGTTCGTTGCGTTGTCTTTATTTTAGCTACGTCCTTGGTAACACACAAAGTGGGCAAGGTATAGCTAGACCTATATTGACTTACAGTTCTATCGATAAATTCTTGATTGTCAAGTATTATCTAGCAGAACCAG